GACTTTACGAAATCTAGAAAAATGTGTCAAGGTCCATTTTCCCTGGACCGGGGACCGTGGCACAAAAGACACTGTCAATATTGTAAATATGCAACACCGACCAAAACGGGTTTTCCTGGGGGCTTGTGTGTGGGCGGGCCCACCCTAGTGAGGGATCCTAACGGGTTTCGAAATGCGATTCTAATTAAGACCCCCCACCCCCCTCTATAGGGGTAGGGGTCCCAAGACATACCCTATATAGCATAATTCACATAATCATGGTAAGGATGAAAACAATTACGATATGAAAAACGACGAAAAAAATTCTACAGAAAATTTTAATTTGCCTTTGGTCGAGGAGCAGCAATACATCAGAGCCAAGAAGAATGTCATCTTAGATAATTTTAGAAAAGATCTTGAGTCTGACTTTTTGAAATTTGTGAAATACATGTGGCCAGATTTTATTGAAGGCCGTCACCACAAAGATATGTCCGAGATGTTTAATGCTTTGGCTGATGACAAGGTAGATAGATTAATTATTAATATGCCACCAAGACATACGAAGTCCGAGTTCGCCTCTTACTTTTTGCCAGCGTGGATGATAGCAAAGAATCCAAAACTAAAAATTATTCAAACGACCCACACCGCGGATCTGGCTGTGGACTTTGGACGTAAAGTAAAACACTTGCTCGACGATCCCTTGTACTCGGACATTTTTCCAACAAGACTTATGGAAGACTCGCAGGCTGCAGGAAAATGGAAAACGGAACAGGGCGGAGAATATTTTGCTGCTGGTACAGGCGGAGCGATCACAGGACGTGGTGCTGATTTACTTATTATCGATGATCCACACAAAGAACAAGATTTAAGAAAAGATGGTAAGTCTTTTGAAAAAGCATGGGACTGGTATTTATCTGGTCCAAGACAACGTTTGCAACCTGGCGGAAAGATTGTTGTGGTTATGACACGTTGGTCAACAAAAGATATTACAGGTCAATTACTCAGAGCACAGATGGCAGACGATGCTGATCAATGGAAGGTGATTAAGTTTCCAGCGATCATGCCGTCAGGTAAAGCGTGCTGGCCAGAGTTTTGGAAAATAAAAGAACTGCAAAAGACTCAGGCAACGCTGACCCCGTCTAGATGGAATGCTCAATATATGCAAGAGCCAACTTCTGACGAAGGTGCTTTGATCAAACGAGAGTGGTGGAAAGATTGGGATTCAAGAACCTTGCCTTCACCAAGTTTTGTTTTACAGAGTTACGATACAGCTTTTCTAAAATCTAACACGGCCGATTATTCTGCGGTTACAACATGGGGAGTCTTTGAAACTGAAGATAACGGACAGCAGTGTATCTTAATGCACGCAGAGAAATCCCGGTTCGAGTTCCCTGAATTAAGGCGCAGGGCTCACGAACTTTATCTGCAGTACAGACCTGACATGGTTATCATAGAAGCTAAAGCTTCGGGTCTGCCACTCGTGGCTGAACTTAGACGAATAGGAATACCAGTAACTACCTTTACACCGTCTCGTGGAAATGATAAGTTTGCGAGAGTTAACTCAGTTTCACCTCTATTTGAGGACGGAAGAATATGGGCGCCCTTTCATGAGATGTATGCTCAAGAGGTGATAGAAGAATGTGCTGCGTTTCCACACGGCGATCATGATGATTATGTGGATTCGGTAACACAAGCGATAATGAGATTACGTGGTGGTTATTTCATTGCGCATAGAGAAGACGAAAAGTTAGAACCGATTAACAGAGGTAATTTAGAATATTATGGCTAACCCGGCAATTTTAAGAAGCATTGTTCAACTGGCGCAACGTTTAGGTGCGAAGCCAGGAAAGTTTGGTGGCACAAGATCTAATATTACATTCCTGGGCAGCGGTCCCTCAAACGAGTTGTTTAGTCAATCGCTTCGTATCAACGAGTTACCTGGATTATTCGGAGCAGGTGGAAAACTTAAACCAGCCATTTTAGATAAAGTTAATAGCGGCGTAAGTTACGCTATGGCAGGTAAACTATCTTCAGGTCAACTTAGAACATTAGATGCAAGTTTAAAAGCTATGGATAATTTACAATCTGGCTTAACAAAACCTACAGGAATTATTAATACCGAGTCGTTCAGAATGTTAGGCAGACGAGGTGCAAAAGGTTCAGAGTTCAAGGAACTGGGACAAAGGCTCAAGGCCCAAAGAACACAAGGATTCAAAGAAGCGATGGAAGCGGCTGATGATTTAATTTTAGAAGGATCAGGCGGTACGATTACAAGAACAGATCTTAAAAACTTATCTCCAGAAGCTTTACAAAATTTAAGATTAGAATTTGCTCCAGACATCATGGCTAGATTCTTCAAGCCTAAACTAGCAGGAGGCGGTAGAATTGGTTTTGGAGAAGGAACACCAGATCCAGCTGACCTTCAAGATTTTTCTTTAGGAAAAGACGCTGAAGATTTTTTAGAGTTCTTAAGATTAAAAGAAAGATTTAATAAACAAATGCAACAAGAAAATCTTCTCGAAGAGTTTATGAAATTTAAATCAAAAGATAAGCCTATAGAAGTCGCAAAAGGTGGTTTGGCTAAAATCTTGGAGGTATAATGGAATTTATAGAAATATTAGAAAAAATACAAAAACAAGGTAAGTTGAAAAAGTACGATCCGTTAGATAAAAGTACATATCCATCTGATCCTGAGCAACGTAAAATTTTACTATCAGAGCCGGAGAAAGAGACAGCAACAGAAATCTTAGCATTAGATGATTAAACGATTAACTAGAACTATTCCCCCTAAATCAGGGCCCACGCCTCAAGGGTTGAATATTGAACACAATACTGTTAAGACTGTAAGATTGGAGAAATTAAATGGCAGACGACAATATAGACAAAGCGCTACCCAACGTAGAGCAAACAATAGAATTACCTAGTGAAGAAGAATTAGTCGAAGCGGCCCAGTCCGAAGAAGACAAAGTTCCGAATCCAGAAAACACTGAAATCGTTCAAGGCGAAGACGGTAGTGTAGAAATTAATTTTGATCCCGCAGCCGCGAGTCCTGAAGCAGGTGACGATCACTATGCGAACCTAGCAGAATTATTACCAGACGATGTCTTAGCAGATATGGGTTCTGAGTTATTTGACAATTACACACAATACAAAACATCAAGAAAAGATTGGGAAGATGGTTACACAAAAGGTTTAGATCTTTTAGGATTTAAATACGAGATTAGAACACAACCTTTCCAAGGTGCAAGTGGTGCTACACACCCTGTGTTAGCAGAAGCTGTTACACAATTCCAAGCACAAGCGTACAAAGAATTATTACCCGCTAATGGTCCCGTAAGAACACAGGTCATTGGTAAGACGGATCGTGCAAGACAAGATCAGTCACAAAGGGTTAAAGATTTTATGAATTATCAGATCATGGATAAGATGAAAGAATACGAACCGGAGTTTGATCAAATGTTGTTCTATCTCCCCCTATCAGGTTCAGCTTTCAAAAAAGTTTATTACGATGAACTCTTAGGACGAGCAGTCTCTAAGTTTGTCCCTGCTGATGATTTGATCGTGCCATACACTGCCACATCCCTCGATGATGCTGATGCAGTGATGCACACGATTAAGATTTCAGAAAACGATTTAAGAAAAAAACAAGTTGGTGGTTTCTATAGAGATATAGAAATTAATCCAACATACATGCAAGAAACTGAAGTTGAGAAAAAAGAAAGAGAACTTGAAGGTGTTAAAAAAACAAGAGACGAAGATGTTTATCAACTTATTGAATGTCATGTTAATTTAGATTTAGAAGGTTTTGAAGATAGAGACGAGTTTGGTGAACCTACAGGAATTAAATTGCCTTACGTTGTAACTATTGAAGCAGGTTCAAGAGAAGTTTTATCGATTAGAAGAAATTACCAGATTGGCGATCCAACAAAACAAAAAACTCAATACTTCGTTCATTTCAAGTTTTTACCAGGTCTTGGGTTCTACGGTTTCGGATTGATCCATATGATTGGCGGCCTTTCTCGAACTGCAACATCTGCACTCCGTCAATTACTTGATGCGGGAACATTATCCAATCTACCCGCTGGTTTTAAACAAAGAGGCATTCGTGTCAGAGACGAAGCCCAGTCTATCCAACCTGGTGAGTTCAGGGACGTGGACGCGCCAGGTGGAAACATTAGGGATGCATTCTTACCGCTTCCTTTCAAAGAACCATCACAAACTCTATTACAGTTGATGGGTATCGTGGTTAATGCAGGTCAAAGATTTGCAGCGATTGCTGATATGCAAGTTGGTGAATCAAATAAACAAGCAGCAGTTGGTACAACGATTGCATTATTAGAACGTGGTTCACGTGTTATGTCAGCTATACACAAAAGATTATACGTTGGTTTAAAACAAGAGTTTAAATTATTAGCCGATGTATTCAAAACATATCTACCACCAGAATATCCTTATGATGTTGTAGGTGGACAAAGAAATGTTAAAGTTGCAGACTTCGACGATAGAGTTGATATTATCCCTGTAGCTGATCCAAACATATTTTCACAAACACAAAGAATATCTATAGCACAAACAGAGCTACAACTTGCCCAATCAAATCCACAAATTCATAATTTATATGAAGCATATAGAAATATGTATGAAGCAATCGGCGTAAAAAATATAGATCAGATCTTGCCACCGCCTCAACAACCTACTCCAGTAGACCCAGCTGCAGAAAATATTTTAGCTTTGTCTGGAAAACCTTTCCAAGCGTTCAAAGGACAAGACCACAGAGCACATATTACGGTGCATTTAAACTTTATGGCTACAAATTTAGCTAGAAATAATCCAATCGTGCTTGGTGCATTAGAGAAAAATATTTTTGAACACATTTCTTTGATGTCTCAAGAACAAATTGAGATAGAATTTAGAGAAGAATTACAACAATTAGCACAACTACAGGCTAATCCGATGCTTGCACAGCAAGATCCTAACGTTCAACAACAAATTTTATCATTAACGTTAGCGATGGAGTCTAGAAAAGCAAAATTAATTGCAGAAATGACAGAAGAATTTAAAAATGAAGAGAATAAAATTATGGGTCAATTCGGAAATGACCCTGTTGCGAAGTTAAAAGCAAGAGAATTAGATTTAAGAGCCGCTGACGACGCTAGAAAACGTGAAGAAGGCGAAGAAAGGTTGAGTTTAGATAGAATGAGAGCTATGATGAACCAATCTAACTTCGATGACAAGCTAGAACAGAACAAAGAACTGGCCATGTTGAGAGCTGGCGTAAGTTTAGCAAAAACAGGTGCTAAAAAAGTAGAGATTGAAGAAAATTAAGATGCCGTTGACTGAAAAAGGTAGAAAAATTATAAAATCTATGAAAAAACAGTACGGTAAGAAGCGTGGTGAAACAGTTTTCTATGCCTCGAAGAACAAAGGTGTTATAAAAGGCGTTGAAAAGAAAAAAACAAGGAGAAAAAATGGAAAAACTAGATAACATCAAGGAAGTTAAAGTTGGTGAGCAGCAAACTGAGATCGATCCTAGATCTAAAACAACTGCAGACCAAGCATTTAACTTAATTGGTACAGGCGGACCTGAGCTTGAAGTGCAAGGTCAAGGAAAAGTAATGCCTGAGAAAAGAAGAAAATCAAAGGCCTACTAGTATGTGGTTACAGGCGATTAAATTAGCAGCACAAGCTGGTTCAAAAATTTACGCCAACAGACAAAAAGCAAAAATGGCTATGTCTGAGGCACAATTATTGCATGCTGAAAAACAAGCTCGAGGTGAGGAAGCTTACCAAGGCAAATTGTTAGAAGCTAGACAATCAGACTGGAAGGACGAAGCCGTTTTGATAATTCTCTCAACGCCCGTCGCTGTCCTGGCCTGGGCGGTTGTCTCTGACGACCCCACTGCGATGGACAAGGTAAAATTGTTCTTCGAAATGTTTTCGCAGCTCCCGAGCTGGTTCACGAATTTATGGATCCTTGTCGTGGCGAGTATTTATGGTATAAAGGGTACACAAATATTTAGAAACGGAGGTAAAAAATAATGGCTAAGAAGAATAAGAAAAAAAATAAATTAGGAAAAATTTTAGCTGCAGGTGCGGCCTTAGCTGGACTTGGCGCTATGATGAGAAATAGAGGCGACAGAGGTTTAACTTTTGTTGGTCAAGATATGACTACAGGTATGCTTCCAACAGGTGATGCAAGAGTTGCTGAAAACATTGCTAACTTTGACATGGGTATGTCTAGAATAGCAGACGCTGGAGGCGTGGCTAACATGAGAAAAGGCGGAAGAGCCGGCTACGGAAAAGGCGGAAAAGTTTCAAAAGGCTGTGGTAAAGTTATGGCTGGCAGAAATAAAAAAACTAAATATATCTAAGGAGAAGATATGCCAAATAAAAGATACAATAAACAAGTCCCTGGTTTCAAAGATGGCGGTAAAGTTTTAAAACCTGTAAAACCAAATCAAAAGGGTTTAAAAAAATTACCTAAAAAAGTTAGAAACAAAATGGGTTACATGAAAAAAGGTGGTAGAGTTTAATGGCTAAACTCTGTCCCAAAGGTAAAGCTGCCGCGAAGCGTAAATTCAAAGTTTACCCATCCGCGTACGCAAACATGTACGCATCAGGCGTATGCTCGGGTAAAATAACACCAGGTGGTAAAAAGAAAAATAGAACCAAAGCAGCTGGTGGTGGTTTTATGGCAAAGCGAGCAAGAATGTATGGCTAAAAAAGGTCTACGATCATGGGTGAAGGAAAATTGGGTCGATATTGCAAACAAGCGATCGGATGGCTCATACCCGAAGTGTGGACGAAGTGGTGGCGAAAAAAGAAAAAATTATCCAAAATGCGTGCCCATTGCGAAAGCAAGAGCGATGTCCAAAGGGCAGCGTGCGGGTGCCGTAAGAAGAAAGCAAGCAGTAGCTAATACAGGACCTAAACCATCAAGAGCAGCAACGTTTGCTCCTAAAAGAAAAAAAATGAGTTTAGGGGGATTAGTATGAGAAATGATTTTCAAGTTAGAGAAAAACTAGCAAAAGGCGGAATGCCAGCTAGAAATAAAAAGAACTTTAGACCTACAAAGTCTGGAGCAGGCATGACAGAAGCTGGGGTCAAAGCCTATAGAAGAATGAATCCCGGCTCTAAACTAAAAACAGCGGTCACTGGCAAGGTCAAACCAGGATCAAAAGCTGCTAATAGACGTAAGTCTTATTGCGCAAGAAGCGCAGGCCAAATGAAAAAATTTCCAAAAGCTGCAGCGGATCCTAACTCAAGACTAAGACAGGCTCGCAGAAGATGGAAATGTTAAATGGTAAAAAAACTAAAAAAAGTAGCTAAAGCTTTAAACAAAGCATCTAAGTTACACAAAAAACAATCTAAAGTTATCCAGAAGCACATTAAGGAGATGAAACGTGGCAGATCCTAAAGTGGGGACGGGTAAAAAACCAAAAGGCTCTGGGAGGAGATTATACACAGATGAAAATCCTAGAGACACTGTATCAATTAAGTTTGCGACCCCTACAGATGCTCGTAAGACTGTGGCAAAAGTTAAACGAGTCAACAAACCCTTTGCGAGAAAAATACAGATCCTTACGGTTGGTGAACAAAGAGCCAAAGTTATGGGTAAGGCAAAGGTGGCTAGCATATTTAAAAAAGGTAAAGAAGCAATTAGGAAAGGAAGAAAAGCATAATGTTAAAAGCGTTAAAAAAAAGATATGAGGCACAAGTTGCCGAATCAATAGCAACTATCAATATTTATCTTAAAAGTCCGGTAGGTATTGGTGAACATCCACAACACTTAGATGAAGTTGATAAACTTTTACAAGTTATTGTAGATGCAGAAGAGAAAATAAAAATCATAGAAAGGTGGGTAGACTAATGGAAGGAATGGAAATAATAGGAAAGCTTAGAAAAATAATAACTCAAAGATACGAAGATATTGTTGCTGCCATGACTAGTGGGGGCGTTGACAATATGGAGAAATATAACTATATGTTAGGACAGATACGAACGTATCAATATATTATTCAGGAGATATCTAGCCTGCTAAAACAAAAGGAGCAAAATGACAAAGAAGGAACAATTATCAAAATCAACCGAGATTCCTAAACATAGGAATGCACTCATAGAAAAATACGAAACAGAACCTGAAAAGACAGTAACAACAGAAGCTACAAAGCTTCCTAAACCCACGGGTTGGAGAATGTTAGTACTGCCTTTTAAAATGAATGAAAAAACTAAAGGTGGATTAATATTAGCAGAAACATCTTTAGAGAAACAACAAGTTGCATCGCAGTGTGGACTCGTTCTTAGAATGGGACCAGATTGTTACCGAGACAAAGAAAGATACCCTGAAGGTCCTTGGTGCAAGGAAAAAGACTGGGTGATCTTTGCAAGATATGCGGGATCAAGAATAAAGATAGAAGGGGGTGAAGTTAGAATGTTAAACGACGATGAGATTCTAGCGACCGTGGATAACCCAGAAGATATCATCCACGAATTTTAACATAGGAGGAAGCTATGCAAGCTGACGATAAAACAGTCGACATTGATACATCAGGCCCTGGTGCTGAGATTCAATTAGAAGAAAACAAAAAACCAGAAAATGAAACAGTTGAGGTTCAAAATGAAACAAATACTGAAGACAATGTTCAGCCCGACGATACATCTGAGAAATCTGATGAGCAGTTGGATGTTCGAAATGATGAGAACAGTGAAGAACAAAAGACAGAGAAGAAGGAAGAAGTAAAAGACGAACACGAAAAGTATAGCGAAGGCGTTCAAAAAAGAATTGCTAAACTAACTAAAAAAATGCGAGAAGCTGAAAGACAAAGAGAAGAAGCTTTGGCATTTGCTAGAAGAATACAAGATGAAAATAAATCTTTAACTTCTAAAGTGAACGTTTTGGATACAGACTATGTGGCTGAGATGGAAGGCCGAGTCAAATCTTCTTTATTAGCGGCACAACAAAAGTTGATCGCTGCTAGAGATGCTAATGATAAAAAAGCAGAGGTAGAAGCATTAACTGCAATATCTCAGTTAGGTTATGAACAAGCAAAAGTTGCTGAACTCAAAACTAAACAAGAGATGGAAAAGAAAGCAGCGGCTGAAAAACCTAAAGAATCGGCACAACCTTATCAACCAACAGTACAGGCCCCTGATCCAAGAGCAGAGGATTGGGCGACTAAAAACGACTGGTTTGGTAAAGATAATGCCATGACATACACTGCTTTTGATCTTCACAGGAAACTGACCGAAGAAGAAGGTTTCGATCCACAAACAGACGAATATTACGCAGAAATAGACAAGAGAATAAGACTTGAATTTCCGCATAAATTTGATAAACCTGTGGAAAGAACGACAAGTAAACCTACACAAACTGTTGCATCTGCAACGCGTAGTCCAAAGACTAGTCGCAGATCGGTAAAACTCACACCAAGCCAAGTAGCAATCGCTAAAAAATTAGGTGTGCCACTAGAAGAATATGCGAAACAACTGATAAACACGAAGGAGGTATAGGCATATGACAAATAAACAACCAACTCGTGCGAGCCAAACAAGAGAAAAAACAGAACGAAAAAAAGTTTGGACTCCACCATCGTACTTAGATACACCCAACGCGCCGGACGGATTCCGACACAGATGGGTCAGGACTGAAGTTCTCGGGTACGTCGACACTAAAAATGTACAAGGAAGATTAAGATCCGGGTACGAGTTAGTTAGAGCCGACGAATACGGCGAGGATGAATATCCAGTGATCACGGAAGGCAAATATTCTGGGGTTATCGGGCACGGAGGCCTTGTGCTGACAAGGGTACCAATTGAGATCGCGCAACAGCGTGCAGCTTACTACGCTAATTTAGCTAGTGAAAACGTTGAAGCAGTAGATAACGACCTCATGAAGGAACAGGACAGAAGAATGCCTATCAATATTGATAAGCAGTCTCGTACAACCTTCGGTGGCAAGAAAAGTTAATTTTTTAACGATTCAAACCAACGAGTAAACAAACTAAGGAGAAACTAAAATGGCAAACGCGTCATCAACAGGCTTTGGAATAAAGCCTTTAAAGAAAGCGGGTCAGAATAGAGATGCCGGTGGATTAGGAGAATATCCAGTAGCAGCGTCTGCGACGGCTATTTACAACCAAGATGTGGTTGCAATGGCTAGCTCAGGTACAGCAGCGGTAGCTGCGGCTGGTACGGAACAACTTTTAGGTTCACTAAACGGTGTTTTCTTTACGAACGCTTCGACAAGCAAGCCAACGTTTCAAAACCACTTATTAGGCTCTAACACAGCGACTGATATTGTGGCGTTTGTAACTGATGATCCACACCAGGTCTATGAGATCAGATCTAATAACTCTGGTGCATCAGCGAAAACTGACGTTGGTAATACAGCTGAGATCTCTTACTCAGCGGGTGGAACTCCTAATTACATATCTAAAACAACTTTAGATGACAGTACGTTAGGAACTACATCTCAACAATTAAAAATTGTTGGTGTAAGTAGAGACATCGATAACGATGATCTTACATCAGCAAATGTTGTATGGAGAGTCGTGATAAGCGAACACTTCTTCAAGCAACATGCAGGTATCTAATAGGAGGATAAAATTATGGCGATATCACGTAATCAACTAGTTAAAGAACTAGAGCCAGGATTGAATGCCCTATTCGGCCTGGAATACAAAAGGTATGAAAATCAGCATGCTGAGATTTATACTACAGAGTCATCTGACAGAGCTTTTGAAGAAGAAGTTATGTTGTCAGGTTTCGGACAAGCGCAAACAAAACCAGAAGGTTCTGGTGTAGCGTTCGATAGTGCTCAAGAAACTTTCACAGCGAGATACACTCACGAGACAATAGCTCTTGGGTTTTCAATCACTGAGGAAGCAGTTGAGGACAACCTTTACGACAAACTAGCTTCAAGATACACGAAAGCTTTGGCTAGATCGATGGCAAACACAAAACAAGTGAAAGCGGTTAACCCGTTAATTCAAGGTCTTCCTTCAACGGACAACTTTGATTCAGGTGATGGTGTTTCTTTATTTAACACTGCTCACACGACAATAGCGGGATCATTTAAAAACACTTTAACCACGCAAGCTGACTTAAACGAAACTTCATTAGAGCAGTCGTTAATCGACATTGCTGCAATGACAGACGAAAGAGGTCTTAAGATTGCTGCTAGAGGTGTGAAAATGATTGTTCCAAGTGAACTACAATTCACAGCTGAAAGATTGATGAAATCTCAAGGCAGAACAGGAACAGCTGACAATGATGTAAATGCTATCGCATCTATGGGAATGGTCCCTCAAGGTTACAGAGTTAATAACTTTTTAACTGACACGGACGCGTTCTACATCATTACAGATGTACCAAATGGTATGAAGTATTTTGAAAGAGCACCTATCACAACTAAAATGGAAGGTGACTTCGATACTGGAAACGTAAGATACAAAGCTAGAGAAAGATACGTATTTGGCGTATCAGACCCTAGAGGTATCTTCGGCGTAGAAGGTGCATAATACTTAATAAATTAAAATTAAAAGGGGGCTTTCGAGCCCCCTTTTTTTATGATATAACCTTTAAACCCATGAAAACTTTTCGAGTACAAATTAGAGCATACGGCTATTATGCTGACTTCAATATTGTGTCAGAAGATGAGGATAAAGCCTTTGAAAATGCACTAGTTGACAAACTAGGACAAAATGATATTGTATGGGAAAAAGATGGATTCACTAATGAATCCAAAATGTGGTTAACCTACGAGGAGGTTATAAATGACACACGTTCAGGAACTCTACACGAAGAAGAGAGGTCTAGAACTTGAATGGTCGCAGCACTATAATCAGGAGAAAAGATATACTCTTGATATGGTGAGAATTGATGACAGAATTAGACAAGTCATCAGTCACATTAAGCAAGCTGAAGCTGTAGAAGCTCAGAAGCTTAATCAGATAGAAGAAGCTGCACCAGACGTTTCAGTAGCTACGTAAACAAAAGCTACATCGTTGAAATACGTACATTCATCACAGGCTCTCTTGCACTCTTTAAAAATCTACTATATAACAAAACCACTATACAATTATAAAGATCGTAGACGCGTATAGTCGACGGCCTAGAGACTGCGATCTGTAAACTAGGAGGATATAATTATGGCAAAAACAACGTTCTCAGGACCGGTGATATCGAAAAATGGTTTCGTAAACACAGGACCTGGTATGTCTGTTAGCTTAACAGCTGACACGACTTTGACAGTTGATACACACGCAGGTAAAATCTTACTTTGCAATGACGCTGATGGTAAATTTACTTTACCAAGCATCAACGTAAACAGTAACGGTGCTACTGCAGGTGACAACGACTTCAATAACTTAAACAACATCGGTGCATCTTTTCATTTTTACATTGAAACAGCTGCAACTGACTTAGACATCAAAACAGATGGTACTGACAAATTCAAAGGTGCAATCTTAATTGGTGTAGATGATGGTGCGAAAAAAGCTTTCGTTCCAGGCGCAACTAACGATGTTATTACTATGAATGGTTCTACAAAAGGTGGAATCGTCGGTAGTGTGGTATCTTTCACAGCGATTGATACAGCTACATACTTAGTCCACAATTCTTTATTGATTGGATCAGGTACAATAGTAACACCATTCGCGGACGCGTAATAAGTAATTAGTGTGGGTCTTCGGGCCCACACTTAAATAGGAGATAAAAAATGGCAACATCAGACCAACAGTTTTCTTGTAGAACTTCTGACGGTAGATTTGGTAGAGCAACAGACGCAACAGCCGGTTATATAGCATCAGCTAGAATAACTTATATTCAAGCTGAGGGTGTTGCGAACAGCAATATTAAAATCTACGATGGAACAAGTGCATCTGGAACTTTAGTATTCGAAGGTAATTGCGGAACTGAAGGATTAGATATCTACGTTCCTGGAAGCGGTATAAGATGTAGAACTGGTATATATTTAGATTTAACTAACACGACATCAGTTACTATCGGTTATACTGGTTAAGGAGGGTAAATGGCTAACACTACCTCTGGTACAGTCGTATTTGACAAAAATTTTTCTATTGATGAAATCATAGAAGATGCATACGAAAGAATTGGGCTTCAAGGAGTATCTGGATACCAATTAAAAACTGCTAGACGTTCTTTAAACATTATGTTTCAAGAGTGGGCTAACAGAGGTCTGCACTATTGGGAAGTGGGTAATAACGATATTACTCTTGTTGCTAATCAAGCCGTTTATACAATCTTTAGATCAACGGGTGATGGCACTTCTGATGCCACAGCTATTTATGGAGTTGATGATATTCTAGAAGCAGTTTACAGAAACTCTTCGAATGTTGATTCACCACTTACTAAAATTAACAGATCCACATACCAAGCTTTATCAAATAAGACAGCCACAGGTACACCTTCACAATATTTTGTACAAAGGTTTATAGATAAAATTACAATTACTTTGTATTTAACACCAGGTAGTTCAGAGGCTGGTAATAAATTAAATTTTTATTTTGTAAAAAGAATACAAGATGTTGGTGATTATACAAATGCAACTGATGTTCCTTATCGTTTTGCACCATGTATGGTATCCGGTTTAGCTTTTTATTTAGCACAAAAATACGCCCCACAAAGAGCACAAGAAATGAAATTGTACTATGAAGATGAATTAAATAGAGCATTAACTGAAGATGGTTCATCTACAAGCACACATATTACACCTAAGACATACTTTCCGGAGATAGGATAATGGGTAGATTTGCATCAGGAAAATACGCAAAAGCAATATCAGATAGATCTGGGTTAGAGTTTCCATACACAGAAATGGTTAGAGAATGGAATGGATCTTTTGTGCACATGTCCGAGTATGAAGAAAAGCAACCACAATTACAGCCACGAGCTAAATCGGCAGACCCTCAAGGTTTAACAAGAGCTAGACCCGCTAGAACAGAATTTGGAACACCATTAGTTTTAAGAGATAATCCGTTTTCAACAACCTCTAGTCAGACTTCAGTAACTGTTTTTATATCAAACAATACTGATGGAATAGACAATAATCCTTTTCAGACAGACGATGCTATTAGATTTACTGGAGTTAAATCGGCTACAGGTGGTGTATCCGTAGATAGATTTAAATTAGAAACAACATTAAGTGCAAATATATCTAGTTCTGCAACAACAATATCTTTGACAGATGCAAGTAATTTTCCAAGTAGTGGTTTTATCGTTATTGAAAAAGTCGATACTAATGGCAACATTGTTGATGAAACAATTCAGTATACAGGAAAATCAAGTAATGATTTAACAGGCTGTACAAGAGGGACAGCTTCTCCTTTATATGGAAAAACCCTATCAAACACTACGGCAGGATCTCATAATTCAGGTGCAAAAGTTTTTGGATCATATATAATTACTAGAACAAATAGCACGACGCAGGATGCTGCTGGTGGAACTGTAACTTATAGTTTTAAATTTTCATTCAGTTTAGCGTCAGCAGCGTCTAGCACTGATATAGGAGGGGGTACATTGGTTTTTGCAGGACCAGTTAACCAAAGAGCATAATGGCAGGAATTAGTTACACTACTTTAGTTACACAAATTAGAAACTACACAGAAGTAGATTCAAATGTTTTATCTACAGATCAATTAGAGAATATTATTTTAAATGCGCAATACAGAATTATGCGTGATATTCCAATTGATGCAGATAGAAAACAACAGTCTGGAAACTTGGTTCCCGGTCAGGAAACCATTAACTGTCCAGCAGGTGCCTTGTTTATAAGAGGCATCCAGGTCTATGATTCCTCATCTGTGCTCACAGGAACTAACGTTTGGTTAGAAAAGAAGGATGTAACATACCTTCAAGAATATCAACCTGTTACAGGAACCTCTGCAGCACAGGGTAGACCAAAGTATTATGCCATGTTTGGTAACGCCACAGGAGATAGCGATACTAATTCTGGACGTATCTTTTTAGCTCCTACACCTAATACGAATTATAAATTTAGGGTTCATTATAACAAGATGCCAGCCACATTAGCATCTGATAATACAACAAACTATATTAGTCTAAACTTCCCAAATGGCTTATTATACTGCTGTCTAGCAGAGACTTATGGCTTCTTAAAAGGCCCAGCAGATATGTTGACACTTTACGAAAACAAGTATAAACAAGAGGTACAGAAGTTCGGTGGAGAACAAATCGGTAGAAGACGAAGAGACGATTATACTGATGGTACTGTAAGAATACCCGTTAATTCACCAACACCATAAGGAGATAAAAAATGGCAAACACATCGGCAATATGTTCAAGTTTCAAACAAGAACTTTTACAAGGTAAGCACAGCTTTGAATCATCAGGCGGTCATACTTTTAAAATTGCATTGTTTGATAGCGACGCTACATTAGGAGCTTCAACTACAGACTACTCAACGTCTGAAGAAATCACTAATACTTCTGGAACTGCTTACACAGCAGGCGGAGCTACTTTAACAAACGCAGGCGTTTCTTTATCTTCAACGACAGCCTTTACAGATTTTTCTGATGTCACTTACAGTTCAGCAACGTTTACAGCAAACGCTGCTTTGATCTACAACACAACAACAAATGGTGGATCAAATACAACAGATGCAGTTTGTGCGATTGCTTTCGGTGGAGACAAAACTGCAACGAACGGAACTTTTACAATTCAATTTCCTACAGCAGACGCTACGAACGCTATCATAAGATTAGCATAGGAGGACCACTATGTCGGTTCAATCAGGATGGGGTCGATTCACCTGGGGACAAGCGTATTGGAACCGTGATGCTTTACTTGCAACTGGTTGGGGTGCAAAACAGTGGAATGATGGTGAGTGGGGAAATCTTGCAGACGAAACTGTTTCACTAACTGGTGTATCTTCTTCTTTTTCTATTGGTTCAGTCAACATAACAGCCGCAGCTGTTGTTGAACAAACTGGAGTTTCTTTTACAGGATCTGTTGGATCTATATCTCCAGTAATTCCAAAAACTGTTTCTTTAGGAAGTTTATCATTTAATGCAACTGTAGACTCAGTAACTACAACTGCAGATGCAAACGTATCCTTAACAGGTCAAGCCATGACTGGTGCTAACGGTGTAATTACTCCAGCAGATCAAGTTATGGGTTTAACAGGAGTATCCTTTACTGCAAATTTAGGAACGCCTGTTGTGCCAAACGAAGACGTAACTTTAACAGGTCAAGCGATCACATCAGCTCAAGGAACAGCGGTTGGTTTTGGTGGTAGTGTTGTTTTCCCTTCAGGATTTTCTATTACATCAGCACAAGGAACAGCAATTGCACCAAACAATTCACAAACATTAGATGGCCAAGAAGCTTCATTAAGTGTTGGAACTTTGATTGGCCTAGGTTCTTCTGTTGCAGATTTAACGGGTGTATCATTTACAGGTTCTGTAGGAAGTATATCACCTGCAGATACGATGGGATTAACAGGCGTATCATTTACAGGTTCTGTAGGATCAATAGATCCAGCAGATCAGGTTATGGGATTAACAGGAGTATCAGCTTCTTTAAGCGTAGGAGCGGTAAATGTATTAGCTTATGCAGATATTGACACGGGCTCAAATACTTCTTATAGTAATGTTTCAACGGGTTCGAATACTTCTTATTCGGATGTTGCAACTGGCTCAAATACAAGCTATAACGACGTAACAGGAGAAGCAGCTTAATATGGCATCGACATATACACCCCTAGGTATTGAACTCCAGGCAACTGGTGAAAATGCGGGAACGTGGGGAACAAAAACAAATACTAACCTACAGATCTTTGAACAAATATCTGGTGGCTACACTACACAAGCCGTATCTAATTCTGGTGATACAACTTTATCTGTATCTGATGGATCTACAGGTGCAACGCTTTCTCATAGAATTATAGAATTTACAGGATCACTAACAGCAAGTAGAAACGTAACTATTCCTCTTGATGTACAAAACTTTTATATCTTAAAAAATTCAACATCAGGTTCTCAAAACGTTGTATTTAAATATGTATCAGGAACTGATGCTGGTGTTACAATTGCAAATGGTAAAACATCTTTAGTATACGCTAAAGCTGATGATGGCACTAATCCAGGTATTGATTCTGTTGCATTAGCAAGTGATCTTGTTGATGACACATCACCACAATTAGGTGGTAATTTAGATACTAATTCTTTTATGATAGACTTTGATACCTCTCACGGTATTAGAGACGAAAACGGAAACGAACAATTATTTTTTAGCACAACATCCTCAGCTGTAAATTATGTAAATGTTACGAACGCTGCCACAGGCGGTGATCCAAAAGTAGCTGCAGCAGGTGATGACTCAAATGTTGATTTAGCTTTAGCACCAAAAGGATCTGGTGAAATTGTGGTTGGAACTGGGTCAGCTGCATCAACAATTACATCAAGCGGTGCATATGATTTAGTTTTAGATACGAACTCTGGAACAAACTCTGGTAATATTACAATTACAGATGGTGCAAA